CCCTACGCCTTGCGCCCTACGCCCTGCGCCCTACGCCTTGCGCCCTACGCCCTGCGCCCTACGCCTTGCGCCCTGCCCCCTGCGCCCTACGCCTTGCGCCCTGCGCCCTACGCCTTGCTTGGTGCTACGGGCTACCTAAATAGACCGAAATAATAAATATAAATAATTTGGAATAAAGGTTGACAATATCCCACCTATGCCCTATGATTATATTTGTGAGGCACAAGCCCCACCAGACAAGGAGAATAGATATGAATTACAAAATGTCAGAGACAAAAGTAAGAGTAAAGGGATTACCTGTGGCAGTTTATACCTGTGGTACTGAAGTCCATATTTGGATATCAAGTCCGACAGGTGACAGTTCAGATAGTTTCCAATACTCAATCCCTTGCCTAAGTGAGACACAAGCCGAGCAAGTAGCGACAGAGTGGAATAACCTGCTTAGCAAGTAATCAAGTAGTTCGGTAGTAATAACCACCTAGCACCCCTCGCTAGGTGGTTATTTTTTTGTCTCGTATGCCTTGTTTCGTGCTACGGGCTACCTATCCACGATTGACAGACAATGCTTGACATTGTGCCAACTATGCCCTAAGGTGATATCACAAGCAACCAACAAGGAGATACACAATGAGAAGGAAACTAGCAATAGCAATAGCGATAGTGATAGGGGTAAGTTTCTATTCGTTCTCCAACGAGAGTGGATACACTTGCTCTAGTAGCCCTGTATTGGTATCACAAGGTGACACGATTACAAGTATCGTACACGCTCATTGTGAAGGCAATACACGACAAGCCATAGACGATACCTATGAGATATACGGCAGTCTCATTATCCCAAGTCAGCAGATATACCTACCAAGTAGCAAGTAGTGGTAGGTGGAGAGAGTGTCATAGGTGGCACTCTCTCTAAACTGCTTACGGGTGAGAGATTCGATACTACTGAGTGTTGTGGCAGTAGTGAAATCTTGACGGCAGGCGTACCACCCCGAACGCCTGCCGTCGCTTAGTTGTCACTGTGAAGCGCCACACGAAGCATCAGCAAGGAGAAAGGAAATGAAAACCTTGCCAATAAGGTTAGATTAGCAAAGAGATGTAGTTTGTCGTGGAAGTGCTAGACAAAGAACCTAGTAGAGAAGCCGTTAGCAAGTAGTCCGAATACGAGAGCCTTATAGTAGTCATCTGAGGCAAGCCACATAACCTCATCATCAGGTTGGCTGTATGGAAGTTTCAGTGCTGTATGAAAGAGCAGTGGATACATACTCTCCTCGTTGCGAACCATCATTCGACCAGGTACAAAGACCTCCTCATGCCAGATGACCTTTCTTGGAACATCGTAGGAGTATCCCTTACTGACAAATGAGACTTCATCATTTGCCACATGGGTGACTGTTAGACACTCGTTTACTGCCCTGTTGCCTATAGCGAACTCTTTAGCAAGGTTCTTGTCATAGGTGTCTATTGGATTAGAACTGACATAGCCTTCAGCGACCATTGAGATAGCATCTAGCCCCCAACCCAGTCTAAGTATGGCTACTGCTGATGAGACAGCCATAAAGCGCTCATATGGCGTCTGACGCTGTACTACATCGGTCATCTGTGAAACAACGCTTAGAGAGCCTCCACACCAGCCATATAGGACCTGATTTATGTCCTCACCTATGCCACCTTCGGCTACCATCTCGTTTTTAGCCTCTACAGCGGTTGCTAATACCATGGCCAATTTCATCATTCTACTGTCGTAGTTGTTATCCACAAACCAATGCTAGAGCTTGAAAGCCGGCACGGGTGGCACTTCCCCTACAGAGCGATATCACTTGACTAGTATTTGTTTCATGACACAGAAAAAGAAAACACAAAACAAGAAGCCAGCAACTGCAAAGAAGACTGCTCCAAAGAAGGCCGCTCCAAAGAAGAAGCCAGTTCAAGAGAAGCTTGCAGAAATCCCAAAGCCAACACAGCAAGATGTAAAAGAATTTCAGGTTGTTGTTGAAGAGCTCAAGGATGTTCGAGATGCAATTGTAAAGACTTCGTTCTTTGGCAAACTCACAAAGTGGTTTAGAAGCTAACTTGCGTTAGCCATTTCGTGTACTCCCAGAAAGGGAGCTACACGCATACCAAAAGACGAGAGACGCCACTTAGTTATTCCTGCTTTGTCTATTTGCTCAAACAGCCCACGGGATGTTAATTCAATTAGCAATGTTGCCAACTCATTCACATCATCAAACATGACAGAGTTGTGCATCAGCACATCATCAATAGAGAACGCACTCATACGTCGTTGTTTGAAAATCAATCCACAATAGACGCACATGCGCATCTTCTTGTTCTTGTAAATGTCATCTGCAGCATTCATTTCATTAATCCAACGAGTCATAATCCCATTCATCCTTCTTGACTCCGGCACGATACTTCAGTTCGTTTGCCCTCATGTTGGAAGCTTTTGCTTCAATATGTTTCCTCCGGTATGTCTCACCAATAGCGACCAGTGCATACTTACCCCAATCGGTGATTTTGTATAAACAGATTGCATCGACTATGCGACTTTCAATAAACTCATTTTTTTCCAATGTCTTCATCGTCCTGTCTAGGTCAATAAACCGCTCACGACGATTCAATTGAAAACGACGATAATCGTCACGGGTGAACCACCCATTATCCATGCCAGATTTCATTTTTGCATAGCAAAGAACTACATACGCCTTACTACTATGCTTCATGACATTATTTGGGTTTTTGTTTTTGTTCATAGTGCCCTCGGTTGGATTTGAACCAACGTGTCACCAACTACGGTTTCTACACCTTATAAGAGTGGGCCGATACGAGGGCTAAATGAGTAGCCACCCGTAACATCGTTCCCACTAATGCCAGATGACTACTCAATCCTTAGTTGCTTATCTTGTTCTTGGAATTCTTCAATGAATTAAGCTCAACAGAGAACAGCTTGACGAATTCATCTGCGTAACGGTGCTGAAGCACCAAGGCTGCTCGACGACGTGCCTCTTGTCGCAAGCGATTCTGCTGTTTCTGAATTTGGATTCGACCCTGCTTCTCCTCTAATGACAATGGCTTTCGGCCACGCTTCACTGTTCCCTGAACGACATTCTCATATTCACTCATGATTTTTCCCTCTTTCGGATGTTTCTTGTCCCATCAATATAAATGCTCACGGGTAATAAATCAACCCCAAAACAATGTTGACAAAATAAAATCTGACCTGTACAGTTCCATCAACCCAATAAAACAGAGCTACATAGAAAAGGAAACATATGGCATCAAGGACCCATGGCAATAAAGTAGTGAAAGAGCTGTTCAGGCAACTGGCAGCACTCGGCTTTGTGATTGAACACAAAGGAAGCACTGGATACAAAATCACACCACCACCGAGTATCCATGGACCCGTGTACTACACGCATGGAACACCACAAGCAGTAAAGCCAATCCTCAATCAGTTCCGTAAAATTTATGGAGTATCACTCCATGACCCAGCAAAACCACCAAAGAGCAAGGTGAAACAATGAGCAATGCAGACATTCCATCAAAGAAATTCAACTTCTCAAACGATTTGGCCTACGGGCATAAGGGTGAGTCTGTGATTGAGGACTTTCTCAAATCTCTTGAGCAAGGCGACTTTGAAGTTAAGACAGACAGGTTCAGGAATGGCAATATGGCAGTTGAGCTATACCAGAACCCACGAAGGCAGCTAGACCAAGACCAGAACCAGGTTTGGGTTCCAAGCGGACTGAATATCACAACAGCAAAATGGTGGGTCTATCAGTTCACTCTTGGTGAATCGTTCATTGTTGTATCGGTTGAACGTCTTCGCAGGTTCATCAACCTGAATGCCCATGACTTCAATGAAAACACATTCACGCCATTTGCACCCAAAAGCGATAATCCGGCTATGGGCTTCATATTGAAGCCACATCACATAATCGAAATGATGATTAGTCCAAAGTACGACGAATTGCCCGGGGGATGACATGTCAGTAGTTGATACCAAGCAATACGACAATCATGCTTGCGATGAATGCCATCAACCAATCATGTTGTTTATGCCAGAGAACTACATAGAAGAGGGATACAAGCAAATCATCAATGGAATGTGCTTTGATGCCGGCGGAGCCTATTCGGAGTTCAATGACACATCTCAGTCCTGGTTAGTACCAACATGGGTTGACGGGTATATCTCCCTGTGTCATGACTGCACTGCTCGTTTATGGTCAGTGCTACCTATGGCCATGGCCAAGTTTGGAAAGCCGCTACATTTTTCAACTGACCCCGAGAGCGCAATGCCTTGCTGTAAATGGGGATGGACTTGGCGTATGGTTGATGGAGTTAAGAAGCTGTTTCACGCAGGGATAGATGGACTTGAGTGGGAACAGGTAGAAGATGTAGAGGAATAAAAATGAGTGAAGCTGTTTCGATATACAAAAATGTCATTACGGGCTCAATACCGCCTACTCCGATATCACTCGATGTTGATGCTGAGCTTTTTACTGATTGCGACGAGATGTTTCTTAGCTTCGCCGACTCAATTGGTCAGCCAATTGGTTATCAACAAGAACAAAAAGGTTCTCTCGTCCAGAACATATTCCCAATACAGAAAACCGAGACAATGCAAATATCAAGCAGTTCAAAGGTTGAGCTTGGTTTGCATACAGAAACTGCATTTCATCCATACAAGCCAGACATCGTTGCTCTGCTATGTGTTCGTGGAGACCCTACGGGCATAACAACTATCGCCGAAGTAAAAGATGTAGTTTCTAAGCTAGATAGTTACTTGATTGACGAGCTATGCAAACCGAACTTCACCACATCATTGGACCCAAGCTTTATGCTTGAAGGACAACAGGATGCCACTATACCCATATCTGTTTTGCGCAATCGCAATGATGAGTGGCACCTCACATACGACGAAACTCTCGTGATAGGCAAAACGAAGGAAGCAAATCACGCATTGCTTCATCTCAAGGCAGCTATACGAGATTCAATCGTTGATTACATACTTGACACGGGTGACCTAATGCTCATAAACAACAACATGGCCGTACATGGCAGGAAACCTTTTGTTGCTAGGTATGACGGAACCGATAGATGGCTTAAGCGCGTTCTCATAAGAACCAGTAGTACTCCTTCAAATCAAATTGAAGGCAATGTCATTACAACTAAATTCTATTAGTCAGTAAATCTCTTACCGCACTTCATGCACTTCTGCATCCACGGGTAAACTTTTCTATCTTGAGGTAAATGTTGGCATCCAGTGGTACCTGCAGCTTTGTTGCATACATCCCTAACAAACTCAGCCAAGGAAACTCCAAGCTCTGCTGCTGCCGACTTCCATCTTTCGTGGTCTTCGTCTGTAGCTCTAATCAAGACCTGCTTGTTCGCCGGGAGACCGGGTTTTGAACCGGTATTCGCCTTACGGGTTAGCTCTGTAACATCCATGACATCATCAACAGCTGCCTGAATGTTGTCTTGAACCTCTTCGACACTGTCTTTGGCTGATTTATCTTTGTTCATAGACAATAAAACTACATCACGAACGCCTGATTCTGGCAGTTCTTTATTTTTATTTATAGCCTTGAACTTATTACTTATACCCAGAAGACCTTTGTTTATTAATACTTCCAAATCTGTCGCTTTTGCTTTTGGGGTTCTATGTTTTCCCTCCGTCGATAACGGCTTCCTCGCTGCCCCCTCCATCGGATTCAACTTCTTCAACATCAACTACCTCACCATCTTCTATCTCTGATTCACCAAGTATTGAATTAATTACGTCTGATGGAAGAACACCGCTTCTTCCCATTATCTCCAAAAGCTTACGGGCTTCTGATTCTGGAGAGAACTGACTAATCGAACTGACATCTATTGCGCCGGAAAGGGTTGACCTAACATTGACCTGCGAATTGACATCCATCTGTATGTTTAGATTTGTCTGCTCCATACCGAGCAACTTTGAACGCCTATCCATTATAGACAGAACTTGTTGAATGGCTTTCAGGTCGGGCTCTGCTGTTACCTCAGTGCCATCATCCATTTCTAACTTTCTATGCTGAGTCATGGGCCATATTGCCGACTGAAGAGAGTCAAGTCTCTCTAGCTCCATTCTTAAAAGCTCTGGATAAGCAAAGAGTGCTTCTGAGTTGAGCTTTTCAAGCTGTCTTCTAATCGCAGTTCCTACAGCTCTGCTTGACATACCAAACCTACGGGCTATCTCACCATGGGTTACGCCGGCTTGTCTTAGCTTGAATATGCGCAAGTCCCTTTCAACAAGGAACTCTCTAGTTAAACCGCCTTCGCCTTTGGACACTTAGCCAACTTTCATATATTCAAGAACTTCAAATGGGAAAATCTTCCCACGCCTCATTTTAGTAGGCCACGGGCGCTCATCGCGGCCACCCCTAAAGTGTCTCACATCGTAGACATATCCCTCCATTGAGGTTGGGTCTGGCTGTAACGAAATGCCGAACTCAGGCCAACGAGACCAGACTGCAGAGCCGAATGGGCGTAACTCACGGGTGGTGAGGCTTGAGCCAAGAGGGGCGTGGTGTTCAAGCCATAAAGCGCATCCGAACTGGTCACGAATGTAGTCAAGAAAACGAGCCACCTCTACTGCAACAGCTTCGCTTGTCCTATTCCCTGAATCAATGAATGACTTATACAAAGGGCCAAGAACAAGTAGGTCTGGTTTGGTCTTCTCAACAGTCTCTTCAACCAGAAGCCTGTCAGAGACGCTAAGCAAGTCAATTCCAGCTGGCTTAATGAGAAGATGGGCCTCAACTTGTTGAACACGCTTGCCATTCATCAATTGCGTACGGGCTATTGAGGCATTCATGATGCTACGGGATGTCCGTCGAATGATTCGCTCTGGGTTCTCTAGGTCAATAGTCAGTGTCCTGATTGGTGGCATTGATTGATATGTGAAGGGGTTGACGCCAGCGGCAGAAAGTATCGCAACCTGCCTAGCAAGCATTGTCTTTCCAACACCCTCGGCTGCTACAACTATCACGCGCTCTTTGCGCTCCAAGAGTCCTGGAATAACCCAATCAAAATCGTCGTTGTCTGATTCGGAGATAAAGTTTTCCCAGTTAACCAAACGACCAGTATCGGTGCGCTCACTGATTGTCATTGATGTAAGAGCAATACTTGCCCTGTTCAACTTCTGGGAGTCGCTCAGGTTCTCTGAATCAAAAATATCGTTAATCTTTACAAGGATTGAATCCATCTGAGATGGTTCTTCTTGCTGTTCCTCTACGGGTGACTCCTCGTAATCGGAGAGGGGAATGAAATCATCAAAAGACTTACCGGCAGCAAAGTGGTCGTATGCATCTTTGCCTGAAGCCGAAAGCCATACACCTCCCGTACACCTCGCCTCATCCAGCTTTGAGCGAACAATCATGGCAAAGGACTTGCCGACATCATCGTTATCAGAAACAATTTCGACATGGGCTCCAGCTAGAGCTTTTGTAAAACTGTCTTCCCATTTGTTATTTCCTGCTCCCCCGGGTCCTGTGGTAGCGATTATTCCCAGCTCGATAAGAGCGTCAGCATCTTTTTCGCCTTCAACAACCCAGATGGGCTCATTGTTTTTTACTCCCGTAATGACTGCGGGAAGATTGTAGAGAATCTTGTCTATTCCGGAGAGAGAGTAAATCCAATCTCCACTTTTTTCTGGGTTTGGCCGGCGCTGCAAGAAAGACTTGCTTCCATCTTCACGCAAAAACCGTTGCTTCTCGTATGCAAGGTTGCCATTTGAATCAATGTATTTGTAGGTCTTTACAAGACGTTGCTTTGGTTTGTTGTTCTTGTCAAATGTTGCAGACGGAGGGAAGAGGTCCTTCTGGGTTATGCCAATAGCTTCGCATATCTCTGATGCACTACATGGCTTGCCCCTATGGCAATACACAACAACTTTTCCATTGTCATCCTTGACAGAAAGAGACGGGTTACTGTCATCATTCCTGCACGGGCATCGAGCTTGCCACTGTCCATCACCACCACGAACCCCTTGAAGCTTGCTTAAGAAGTTTGAAACTGTAAGTGAGGCGGCGTAGGTCATTATGTACTCATCAATTGTTGTAGTCGGACCGTCTCATCATATCGTCGTGTTTTTAAATTCATCTTTTGCCTAAGAAATTTTCGCTGACTCTCTGTCATTCCTCCCCATATCCCGAATGGCTCCCACTCCATTGCATATGTGAGACATTCCATTTGTATGGGGCATTTGGCACAAACGCTTTTTGCGTTGTTTATCTTTTCCAGCTCACATCTGCTTAATGGCGACTCAGGGAAAAACCAATCTGTTGGGTAAGAAATACAAGCTCCACCTTTTGGAAAATCTGGAGGACCTTCAAGATTCAATGTTTCGTATCTACCATTGAACTGTTGATTTTCTTTCCCACACATTGTCATGAACATAAAGAGTATTACTTACTAAACCTCAAGTCAAGTGCCTTCCATGTTGACCACAAGAATCTCCTGATTGACGCTCTGGTTTTATCTTCTCGGCTCACGGGTCGCACTATTTCCTGAATTGCCAAATCTAAAGCTCTACCGGATATATATGCAACCTTATAAATTGCATCTTGCCACTCATCACTGTTCTTGACTTTTTCCCAAGCGTACGGGTCAAACCTGTTGTACTTGCTAATCATTTCATCGTCAACATTTGAGCGGGAACCCATTATTTCCATGTGCCAACCAGTTGCTTTTTCTATTGCAAACAACAGTTCTATTATTCCACGGTCACCATCTGAATCTTTCAGATTTTTAGCCATGCGGTTAAATTTGCGCTCAGTAATCATCTGGCAATAGACATCCAGCATGTTGGAATAGTCTGTTGCTTCAGCCATAAAGGGGTTATTTTCCATGTCAGTAAAAGATGAATCCTCAATCATCTCCTGTATTGCGTCTAGATAGTCAGACTCAGCTGCGATTGGGTCAATGTCTGCGTAGTCCTCAGAGTCTTCGTCCATTGGTTCCCAATCTTCCATTTCTATGTACCAAGCAATGCTCTTTGCACTGCCAACTTCTTTTTTGTTGCAGAAGAATTTTCATCCATGCTAGCGATTGCAAGTTCTTCTGGGCTAGTGAATCTATAGTGGTCTAAGTATTCACAAATAGCATTATATACCGACCAAGCGTTGTAACCATATCCCGCAGCATTTCTCTCGTTTTTGTAAATAGAGTTAATTGCATCTTCTATGGAGTTCCGGTGTTCTCTTTGTCTCTTTGTTTCGGATTTTGTTCGAGGTGCAATTATTTTTAACACTGCATCCGAAATAGATGACACGGGTGTCTTTATAGAAAGAAGCTGCTCGGCACTACGGGTGAATTCATCTCCCCATTTAGTAGAAATTTCTAAAACTTCTTGAGCATCGTCAATTATTGAATCCATGTTTCGAGTATGTCTGGCTGTAAAAACTCTTCTCGCTGTTTTCTCACCTAGAACAACAGTGTTGTTGCACACCGCTCGTATTTCGGTATTTGAATATCTTATTGGCCACACACCATCGTGGCCTGCTGAGATGACTAGGTATCTAGCGAGCTTGTCGTTAACACCAAGCGCATCAATTACGAGTGGACCGAGGTCTATTGTTGCAAAAAATCTTGAGCCGCCCTTAAGGCAGCCACATGTATCAATAACTGCGTCACCCTTTGATGCACCTACTACAGCAAGAGCTCTTTCGAGAACCTCGCTGTTCTGTCTTACCTCGTACCTTGTTCCAACTGTTGCCAACGGGTCAAAAGAGCCATCAAAATTCTGTTTTAGGGTCGCCCTACTGTCATTGATGACCACTGGTGAGCCATCTGAGTTTCGGATTAGCTCTCCGGAATCATCTACGGCAGCTACCTTGGTGAGAATAACGTCATAGTTCGCACTGGCGGCCTCAAGCATTGCCTCCATGGTCTGTAGGCCCTTCATGGGCGTTCCAAGCCGGTGCCAAGGCACCTGTCGGTCGTTGTAGGCCATACGAATCCTACCGTTTTTGGTTTTATCTAGTTCGTGAGCCATTTTTCCTCCAACCAATTATCCCACAGCATTACTTTAGTCAAAATACTTGCAATTATTAAAAAGTGGCTGTATTCTTTTGTCATGACAACAACTTACTCCCCAAAAACCCAAGAATTCCTCACTAGCTTTTCCGACCAGGCTATCCAAATGATGATGATGACAAAGCTCATGGGTAGCAAGATTGAGAAAGGCCCAGTAGACACCCCATCTGTGCTCTTTTACGCAGTTCCAGGAAAAGACAACCCCCTCGAAGAGGAAGTTGGAGTTGTTGAGATTAACCCGGACGACGGGGCACCCGCAGACCACATTTTCAACTGGCTCATTGGCGTATACAAGGATGTTTCCGTTGCCCCAATATGGGGAGGAATAATTTCTGATGTCGTAGCCCATTGTGGAAGTAAAAGCGAACACGACACCGTTGAGCAGATGAATGATATTAAAAGCAGGTATCCAGGAAAAAACCTGCAGGAGATTTTTAACGAAAATCCGCTCGAAAGCTCATTGACTGAGGGCTTGACAACAATCATTTTTGACAGCTACGGGAACTTCGCTACCAATCTCACAACCTACAAGTATTCCGACCAGGGAACCCCTGTTTTCACTTTTAGCAAAAGCGAATTTATTGGCTCAATGTTTGGCGATGATGCTGATTCTTACTCAAATCAAAAACTGACTTCACAAATTCAGGCTTTTATCATTGCGGTTGAAATTTCAGAAAGCATTAAATCAAATGGAGAATAACGAAGCCTACATTGAATCGGTTCTCGCTCAATCGGCGCATGTTCTTCGACGTGTTGCCGTTATCCGAGACTACGGGTTCATATTTGATTCTGAAACATCAACTCTCTTGGACCAAACATTGGAGCTTATTGACACATTGAAGCCTATTGATGAAATGTCAGAAAATGAAAGCAAGAAGTGGGAACCCCCACCAGGACCATCATGTTCTGGATATCCAGGTAAGCAATGATATTTTCATTTGAATTCAACTTGTCAAAGCTGCAAGCAGAGATGATAACTGAGGCACTTCTGGGAATGATTAATTCCGGAAAGCGTCTAGCCGTTTCAACAGATGACGAAGGAGACTTGCACACCTATCTCAACGGTCGAGATTTGAGTGAAAACGAAGTATCTCAGTTGATACTTGCTTTTCAGCAGTCTAACTCAATACTCGGAGAGATTGAACAAATTGAAGAAGAAGAGAATAGGGTTCAAGCAGAAAAAAATGCTCCTGGAGTGATTGACGACATTTACGAAATGCTTGATTCACCAGAAAACCCTTCACCCTTTAATCTGTAAACTCCGTTCCCCAAATCGCCGCTTAAATATTCCCTCCATCTAACACTGAACTCCGAATGGGTCTCATTGTCTTTGGGTAAATAATCAAATGCGGTGTTGGCTTCCTTGAGTGTTACTTTTTCATCTTCGATAATTCCATGTTTTAAATAAAGGTTAGACAATGCGTCGTTGGGTGAATCACCAACACCAATCATTTTTGCTTCTTCTGAATCCCAAAAATCCAATGCTTCACAGTCGTCGCCTGATATGTAGTTAGCCAAACCTTCGGATTCCTCTAAATACTCTGCAATTGCAAACCACTTACCACCTTCGTAAACGCCCGAATAGCGTGATTCTCTTATCACTACTGGGTAAAGAGATATTGCGTCACTCATCTTCGTATGATTCAGCTGACAAAACTTTCTCAAGTTCTGTAACAATGAAGTCCGGTCCGGCAGCTCCGACTATTGTTGAGACGACTTCTCCGTCAGCAAATATCAGAAGTGTTGGAATACTCATCACATTGAATCGTTGTGCCAACGCTCGGTTCTTGTCAACATCAGATTTAACAAATCGTATTATCCCTTCGTATGCGGCACTGAGCTCCTCCAAGAGTGGGGTCATGTATTGGCACGGCCCACACCATGTAGCCCATATGTCAAGGACCATAGGGGTTCCACTCTCCGCTAGAACTGAATCAAATTCGTCTTGGGTTATTTCTCTCATATGTCTATTGTATTCCCTATTTGTCCACCCACAAATATGCCTTACGGGTTGCAATGGGCTAGGTGGGTGGCTATATTGACTGAACACCCATATTAAAGGAGCTTTATGATTTACTCAGGCGATAACTGGCGCTCATCACGGGCGTGTATTGATGCCAGCACACTTACTTTTTTCCCTCGCAGTCGGAAGATACGACTACAGGCTCTTGCCTATTGTGGGATTTGCCTTGTTCGTGGTGAGTGTCTCAAGTATGCTCTTGATAATTCAATCGAGTTTGGAATCTACGGAGGAAAGACTGAAGACGAACGAAAGGTTATTTTGCGTCGCAGGCGATGAACGAAAAAAGACTCTGGCTAAATGACGACCATCTAATAATCGACTTTCCATACGACCCAGATGAGGTCGCAGCGATTAAAAAGATACCTGGGGCAAAGTGGGACAAGCTTGCCCGTGTTTGGCGTGCTCCTGCTACGAGCCTTTCGCAGGTTAGGGATTTTGCAATACTCCATGACTTTGAAGTAGATACATCAATAATGCTATTCAATGAGCCGGAACGGCTGAATAAGTCATTTGGTATGTGGAGCGACGATAGCTGGATTTATCTTGGCTTTAACTACGACCAAGTAAAAGTTCGTTCGGTTAAGCAGCTTCCCGGTGTTACGTGGGATTCAAAATCAAAAGCCTGGAAGGTCCCTAGGACAGCAGTTCGTGAAGCAATTCAATGGGCGATAATGTTCAAGATGGATGTATCAGCAGAACTACATCTTGATGCAGAAGAGTTTGCTGAGGTTAGCAAAAAACGGGCAGATGCATCACGGGCTCACAGTGCAGAAATAGAAATACCAAACATCTCTGGTTCCCTTCTTCCGTATCAAATGGCTGGAGTTTCGTATGCCCATCAGGCCAGAAGGTGTTTCATTGCTGATGACATGGGTCTAGGTAAGACTCTTCAAGCCCTAGCAACACTCGAGTACTGTGCGTCTCTCGGAGAAGATGTTTATCCAGCGATAGTTATGTGTCCATCAAACCTTGTCCTTAACTGGAAGGCAGAAGTTGAGAAGTGGACACCATCTAGGACCGCTACTGTCGTAACAGACCGTTCGGACTTCCCTGAAGAAGAACACGACATAATCGTAATCGGTTATGCAAACATTCATCATTGGGTTAAAAGCCTCAAGGGATACAAGTCATTGATATGCGATGAATCTCACTACCTAAAAACGCCAACTGCTCAGCGCACCAAAGCAGCTATAAAGATTTCAAAAACTATCAAGTCTGGAGTTGTCTTGTGTCTTACCGGTACCCCTGTCACTAATAGGCCTGCTGAGTACGCAAGCCAACTAGAGATAATTGGCCGTCTCAATGAGCTTGGTGGCACCTGGGGCTTCTATAGACGCTACTGCGGAGCCTTTAAGGACAAGTGGGGCCACTGGAATACAGCTGGGGCAACAAACCTTCAGGAGCTGAACGAGATACTTCGTTCTCTTTGCTATATACGTAGGACAAAAGAGCAGGTTCTTCCAGAACTTCCAGATGTCATACACGATAGACACATGGTGAGCCTTTCAGAAAAGCACAAACTAGAGTATAAAAAAGCAGAAGACGACATAGTCGAGTACCTTGTACAACGCGCAAAAGAAATTGCTCTCGAAATTGGTAAATCTCCACATTCGGCTGCAGTTGTTGCACGGATAAAAGCTGAATCAAATGTCCACCTTGTAAAGCTGTCGGTGCTACGCCGTCTGGCCGCCAAGGGCAAGATGGAATCAATCAAGGAGTGGGTTAAGACCCAGATTGAAGCCGGCGAAAAAGTTGTAATTGCTGCACACCATAGAGATGTGGTTGATGCCTTGGCAAATGAGTTTGGTGGATTAAAAATTCAGGGTGGCATGGATGTACACGAAGTTGAAAAAGCAAAGAAGGACTTTCAGAACCTATCTACGGAAGAAGCCCCTGTAATAGTCCTGTCTATGCAAGCTGCAAAAACCGGACACACACTTACGGCAGCTCAGAAGGTTCTGTTCGTAGAGCTCCCATGGACGCCAGCTGATGTTGACCAGCTATACAGTCGATGTCACAGGCTTGGACAAAAAGGTTCAGTAATGGTTACCTACGCAATAGCCACGGGCACTGTTGATGAACAAATCTACGACCTAATTCAATCAAAGCGCTCAATAGTGAATGCTGCCGTTGATGGTTCGGACATTTCTTCTGATGATTCTTCAAGCCGGCTTGTACTTGATTACCTAAAACAAGGGCTTAGCCGTTAATAACCTTTAAGCACTCTTTGCAGGTAACAAAAGATTTGTTGGTCGTAACATAATACGAGCCATCATCAAGACCACAAGAGGTTAAGTAAAAACTAACGCCGTGCCAGCCGTTGCTGTTGTGGACAACTTTAATTTCTTGCTCGCTCACTGCTACTCCAGGCTAAGTAAGAATGTCCCTGACTCCCACATGATTCCAATTGCTGAATAACCAATCACATCCATAACATTGTCCTTGATTGACTCGTTGTTTGGGTTTGTGTTATTGCCAACAAGGTTTTCAAGTCTCGCAATCTTGTCGTGAACCCTAACCATTAATCCAGCTCTACCAAATCGCTGAATGTTCTCGTGGCCATAATCATGCTGTTTTCGGCACAAAGTTTCGTGCACTTCAGGTGATGTCAAATTAAAACCAAGGGAGCGTGAGAGCATGCTGGCAAGCCTTCCAATCCCCCTCCACGCCTGTGAGGCATCTTTTGCTTCGTGATGAAACATGTCATCTATAAAAACGTCGTGTGAAACTCGGAGCATCTTGATAATGGGCATACTCGCATCTTCAAAGGATGCAATAATCTTCGAGATGCTGTCCCACGCTAAATCTTGTTCTTCTTCTGGCGGCAGTATCTTGCTCAACGCAATTGCGGCGGCAGCGTTCCATGTCTTTGGTGTTTCTTTATACATTTGCTCAGTCATTTAATAATCCTTTGAAGATTTTTCCAAGCCATTCGGCTACGGGTGCAGCCACTCCGTTCCCGGTCTGTTTGTACCTTGCTGTATCGGGTTGTTCTTTGCCATCCGCACGCCACCTAGTGTGGTCCACGGGCCAGCCCATCAAAATCTCACATTCTTTTGGCAAAAGGCGTCTGACCACCATGTTCTGCAATACTCCGGTTGACTGTTTTGTTCCTGCCCTAATTGCATGATGAATGCCGCCATCAACAAGTTTGTCATTGTATTCATCGTAAGCAATCGCATCGATGACCAAATTTTCACCTCGGCTTGATGGGACTCCACCGTCACCACCACTACGAAGTGTCATTGCCACACCATCATTGAGTTCTTCCATTTGAGCAACCATGGGTGTGTTTAGTCCACCTGTTCCCATGAATGCAGTCAATGTGTTGATGGTGTCGCCTTGAAGACGAACGCCGTCCTGTCTGTGTGGGTGGAAGACTATTGGTGAGTTTTCATCTTCGTAGGCGACGCTTGGTGACTGTTGCGTAGCTTTGAGTGTTGGTGAGTGGTCTGTAAAAACATTTGCATTTGAACCGAACTGTGTATCAAAAGAAAAAACTTGATTGTCTTCAACAATTAATTTATCTTCGGCAACATACTGGGTGCCAACTCCCCTCCAGTCTCTGGCTTGCAGTGTCCCTATGACATCTTGATATGAATCCGTTGTGGTTTCAATACTGTCTGTAAGTATGGTGCCTGGGCCCTTTGCATCACGGGCACGCAATGTTAGAGCGGTGTCTGTTTCTTGCCATTTAGCAAAACCGCTATTCTCGTATGCTAGGACTCCCTGTTCGCTACTGCTTCCAATGCTTGACGAAGTTTTTCCGGAAGCTTTTTGTTTCTCCTGTCGGCCCTTCTGAGAATGCCTTCGCACGCCCTCTTGGACAGGTAATAGCGGGATGGGACTTCGCTCTGCGGCACCAATATCGTATGTAGCACACACGAAGATGCGGCGCCGTCGCTGGGCGACTCCGTAGTACTGAGCATCAAGGATTGCCCAGTCAAGCGCCACGCACCCTGATTTGGCCATTTCATCGAGGACGACCCCAAAGTCAGCACCCTTGTTGGAAGTAAGTGCTCCGGGAACGTTTTCCCAGATTGCGAGTCGTGGGTATTGTCCATTTGTTGCATCACGCATCTCCTTGATAATTCTTATTGCTTCATGGAACAAACCAGAGCGCTCACCTGAGAGGCCCTTTCGGACGCCAGCCACGGAGAGGTCCTGACACGGACTTCCAAAGTTAATGCAGTCAACTGGTTCTATCTCGTTGCCTTTTACATCCCTGACATCTAGGTACTTGGGGATGTCGGGCCAGTGCTTGCTGAGTATTCTCTGACATGCAGGGTCCCACTCAGCTTGCCATTTACATTGCCAACCGGCAGCCTCGAACCCAAGGTCGAAGCCGCCGACGCCGGCAAAAAGACTGCCGAAGGTAAGGCTCAGAAAGGTTCTTCCTCAAATGAGTCAATATCGTTTCGGCTGGTTGCTGGACGAGCGCCTGCTCGTGCTGGTGTTTTCTGTGCAGGACGAGCATTGACAGGATTGCCTGAAGCATTCTCTACCTTTGCTTTGCGCTGCAATGTTTCAATGTTGCGTACAGATACGCCGATTTCGTCAGCAAGGATGTTCACTGCTGAACGCTTCTTGCCTGTTTCTTTGTCGTCCCATGTTTCTTGCTCAAGACGACCCGTGACTGTTACGCGAATTCCTTTTTCAAGCACACGGGCTGCATCTTCTGCAAGGTTTCGCCATGCAATGACATTGAAGTAGGAAGTCTTTTCTTGCTTCTCGCCTTTTGCGTCGGTCCAGAAGTTGTTGACCGCAACAGAGAATGAAAGCTTCCCTGCTCCTGAGTCAAAATAACGCATTTCTGGGTCCGCCGTGAGGTTTCCGGTTATTGTTACTGGCGCTGATGACATGTTCGTATTCTCCTTGTGTTTGGTTTATGTATCGCCGAAAGCAGCATATCACTCGTGGTAGGCTCTGTCAATGGCCACTAACCCTTTTGAAATAAGGCTTTCGTTAACCAATGCGATTGCCAACTCGTTGTTTGACATTGCTTTTGATGAGAGCATATCGGACAAGGAGCTAGCGCAGCAACTTGAAGATTACAAAGATGTTGCAGTAATGATTCTTGAAGACCTCGGGTGTGAGGTCATTGAACTCAAAGACGGAAAGATGATTTGTTCCTTCAGTCCACAAAAATAACACGGGACTAGTAAGTGACAGGAATAAATTGAAGCGCAGAAGGAGCGAAGCGACTGGTATTCCAAAGAAATACGGAAGGCCCCATTTACTCCATTTACGAATGGCTGTAGGCCGAAGGCCGTAAGCCTGAAGAGCGAGCAGCGTTAAATGGATAAATGGAGGGAGTATTACTTTGGAATGCGAGCAAGCAATTTTGCCGTGGACTTTTAACTGAATATTCTCGGGACTAATAAACAAACCTAGCATTTGCGTGCGAGGCTGCGTGCTGCGCAGTCGTCTATGTCGTTGTGCACGCCTCAGCGTGCAAGCGAAGCGTCATAAGACATAGCGACGAAGCATCTCGCGGACTGCATGCAATGCGATTGTTGTTATGAGACCCAACACGGGACTAGATAGTGGCCGGGAACAGACAGCGAAGTTGCTTTCTTTTCGAGCGGTGCGAGAGCGAGAAGGTTCCAGAGCGTAGTTATTTTGCGATTAAAGACTTTATGGGAACAAGCGAAGACGCGAGCGTTGAAGGACGAGATACTGAATATAACCAGTAAAATCTCGGGACTAGGGACTATTCAAGTAACGAGTCGTTTGATGCGAGCAGCGAAGCGCAGTGTACTTAAAGGATTTAAGAGCGGGATAACGTAGCGATGGAATTTCGAGCGTTCGCTGAGCGAGGAAAGAAGTACAAGCGAAAGTTGTGCTGTGAGCCTACTCGGGACTATGAAGTGTGTTTTACGGTCCATGTTCAACAAACAAGCTTTATGAAGCGTCCGGAGCTGCTGAAGACTGGTGGTAGCTCTTTTGCGGACACCGTCGAGGCATCTCCAGGTAAGCGAGTATGCGATAACTTTTATTCGATTCATAGATAGTTTTTATTCAATACGACTCGGGACTTACATATAAAAGGATTGAAGCGTGAACGAGAAGGAGCGCAGCGACTGGTAATTTCGAGAAAAACGGAAGAGACTCTTTTCTCGTTTTCTGGGTGGCTGCAAGCCCCCCAAGCGATAGCGGGAAAAGGAAAAAGAGAGGGAGTATTTCGAGGAACTACGAGAGAGCGATTCATCCGGGGACTTTTCAACAAAACCATTACGGGACTAATAACCACAGGGTTGGGCGTGTGCCTGTTTTGAAAGGGAGAGAATCGACTGGTGGTTTTTAAAGTTTACGGAAGAGGCTCTTTTTTGTCTTTTTTGAGTGAGGTACGAGCAAAAGCGACGCTTTTTGGAGCGGTAAAAAGA